CAATAGGTCTGATATTGAACAATGTTTCCAAAGTTCTAATTGAGGCTGTAGGATAACTCAATACCCTACAGTCTTATACGTTATGTTCTGTTTACATGCTTTCTAACCCCTACATAACAAGGACCACACTATTTAAACTTATTATTACTTTACCTAACCTCGTTAACTGCTAATTAACTACGTTGGAAGTTTGAGCGTTTAGTTTGTTTCGCTCCTTATCTTACATACTAGTTTGTGCATGCATCGTTTAAAGTGACTGGATCAATTGTACCACGTTATCCCAACGTAACAATTTAAAAAGCCTAAATTATAATTAACTAAAATCATAAACCTGATAAGACTAGGCACAAGTTCCGCCCGTATTATTTTTATACTTGTTTATCACATGAATAATTAATCGTTAACGTCATAACGTTTATTAAATTAATTTCCAACATTTCAAAGAATAGATTTTATAAGGGACTTATTTTCGCCCTCCTTTACTTGTTAAAATTTCTAGTTAGGAACTAATAAAAAATTAACTTATAAAGGTTCTAAAATTTGCCTAGTATGACAGGGTAGGGACTAGGCAAAAGTTTTTTTAATACATTTTTAATACTAGTAAATTCGTTAATTTACTTTTTTTAGCCCTACGTAATTAAGTCAATAAATACGTAGGTTATGAAACTTTTTTGATTATTCGAAAGTGAAAATTTCTCTTTCGTGCATATTTGAATTTACATACTTTGTTAACATTATTTCTCTTTGTTCCTTAAACAATTTTGTTCCTAAAAAATACGCAACAAATCGACCTTTCTTTGTTTTAATCCCCTCAATCGTTTCTATGAATTTATATAGTTTACTATCTTTTTTCGCTAGTTCTATAATTTCGTAAACTGCCGTCATTTTGATTTTATCGTAAATTGTAAACTTATCAGATAAGGGACGGTTTATTAATGTAATATTTTTACATTCGATAAATTTTTTCATTGCGAAGCCTAGCGTATCACATTCCATATTCATTAAACGATTTGTTTCAATCACACAATTTGAGAAACTCGCCTTATTTTTAGTTTTATTTTTAACCGTTTCTAACTTGTTTTGTTTCTTTGCTTCCTTTACTACTACATTCAATAAATTGATTGACTTACTTTCTAACTTTGCTTTGTTGTTAGCTTTGTTAGTTGCTTTATTGTTAACTACCTTGTTTACAACTGTTTTTGTTTTGATAACTGATTCCATAACTTAAATTTTAAACATTAATTTTTAAACATAATTTACCTGGTACGATTCGCATCGTTTTTTGTTTTTGTTTCCCTTTGGACACATACAAATATACGCATCTTTAATTGATATATAAACATGTTTAATTAATTATATTTGTTTTTTTAACAAATTTTAACATATCGGATTAATTCAGTAGGTTTTATTGGATGCTTATTTCTTTGTTGGCTTATTTAGAATGATTATAAATTACTTTTTTATTAGGTTTGTATTGTATTTTTTCGTATGGACAAACAACAACATCGTAACTGTTTTACGTTCATCCCAGAATTAAAATCTAATCAGAATAATTGATTAAAAAATGATCAATGAATTACAGTACACAAATGTAATAGGAACGAGGACGAACGGACACAAAGGAACGAACGAACGGAATGGATAAAGATAGTTAAGCCATGAGGGATTGACTGTTTCAATTTGCACTTTTCCTTTTGAAAGAGGTAGGGGATATGTATGCGCGTATAAGACCTCTGTGGACACGTATTCTTTTTTCCTGTAGACACGTATCTTTTTTCGTAGTATCAGTATAAGGATAAACCTGACTGTAGTGATACAAAACATATATGGACACGTATCTTTTTTAATCGTTTCTAAAGCTATCTAAAAGTACAAGATGATAGATTATATCACTTAGCATATAAAAGTCTCTTAGATTGGCTAATTATACGTAATAGGATATAATACACTTACATCTTGATTAGGGATATGTGGCAATAATTGGGACTTATCTTGATATGAAATGTCCAGTTTTTAGCGCAATAAACTTGACAAATAAACCTGGCCGCAGTAGATGACTACTAGCTTTGCTGGATCGCACGTATATAAAAGGGGGAGGGATAGTAGTACTAGGATAGTACCCTAGACAACCAGAAATAAAATGCTAATGTCCGTTATGACGAACATAAGTATAGTATATTGTGCATTATAACGCACTTTACTCTAATAAGAATAATATAGTATGCAGGGGTATCTTTAGGTTGCCGATTAGCATCACATCATTAGAATAATAATATAGGTAATAAACTATAAAAGGAAGAAAGTGTTAAGTGCTTGATTATTAGAAAACTAAGTGGTGCACTAATATACAACAAACTGTTGGCTATTTAGGATAACAAAGTATGCTTATTTTAGGTAAAAAGGGAGAGGGCGGTTAGCAACTACTGTGCCATAGTTAATAATACTTAAATAATTTGTTTATTTAATTTATTGTCTTTAGCTTTGGTTTAAATAATAGGACTATGGATAGAATAATAGATTACAAGATGCTAGCTTCCCTCAGTGATGAGATGAAGAAGATATTAGTTGATGTAGCTTTAGAAGCATACATTGATGGATTAAGTGATGGGGTGAATATAGAGGCAGGGTTAGAGGAGGATAGCAGTAGCACCTTCATATCAGAATTAGCTAATGAGATAAACTTTAAGTTATGAGTCCAGAACAAGAAGCCGCAGAGCTAGTAAACAAATATTACAATCTATTTAGTATAGATTTAGAGAATAGCATTAGTATGTATGAGGCGGCCCATTGCGCCTTAGAGGCTGTTGATGTAATCTTAAATGCAGATATTCCTATGTTGGAAGAGGATGCTGATGCTTTCTATAACTATTGGACTCAAGTGTATAACGAATTAGAAAAATATGAGGGGATTTACTAAAGACGGAGTTAACCTAGATGTTTGCGCTTATTGCAAATGTCCAATAGACGAGTATAGTGCGACTTTGGACCATTTGTACCCTAAAAGTAGGGGAGGGATATTAAGTAAGAAGAATAAAGTACCTGCATGTGGAGATTGTAATAAGTTAAAAGGTAGCATGGACATAGAAGAGTTCCACAGGGCTTTAAATGGTTTGATATACTATGAGCATACTAAACATAAAGAAAGCCTATCACACCTGAAGAAGGTTAAGCTAAATGTAGAATCAATAATAAATAGTAGAAAGAAATGAGTAAGAAAGAAGAAGAAGAAGTATATGAGTTAACATTAAAAGGATTGATTTATTTAAACTTAGGAGACAATGAATTAGCTGGTAAGATAGTTGATTCTATAGAGCTTTACCTAAGAAGACATCACTCTAAGGGCGGCCATCCTGCCATAGTGTTTAACAAGGATGATAATAGATTTGATTTTGTAACGCTTAGAAACTCAGAAGATGAGTAGTTTACTTTACGACATGATACTAATGGAGGCTGATAAGATTAGCTTCCTTAAACAAAAAGACCTGGAGCTATACTACAAGGATAATACTGGAGAGATAGTTCCATTGGCAGAAGCATATTCACCTGAAGTACAGGAAGTCCTTAAACAACTTCTCAAAAGGAAGCGTATGAGATATTTCATTACTTTTGCTGAAGGACTTGATGTCATGGAGACTCTAAGCAGATCCACAAATAAACTCATATTGCTCTTTGCGAAGAACATGGGTTACGATAATAAGATAAAGGACTGGACAATAAGAGATCTCCATGGCTCATTAGGCACTAACATGAAATTCATTATTAAATCATTAAAGGTTTTATGCGAGAAGGATGTTATTCGATTTACCATAAAGAGAAACAAAAGAACATACATGGTTAATCCAGTTTATTTCTATAGAGGGTCAATCAAGAGTTTATTCCTCGCAGTAAGGAAGTACGAATCAGAGTTCCCTAGAAGAGGGAGCGACTTAAAAGAAATTATATGAACGTAATTAAACACACTAAGAATATCCACGAGATAAAGTTAGAGGGTATGGAAGTGAGGGTAGCTATGATGTCAGATTTACATTGGGACAATCCCAAGTGTGACTGGGAGCTATTAAAAAGAGATTTAGATTATTGCGTATCAGAGAATATCCCTATTGTTTTCAATGGGGACTTTTTTTGTTTAATGCAAGGTAAGGGAGATCGCAGAGGAAACAAGTCTGACATCCGACCTGAACATAACAACGCTAAGTATTTAGATAGCATAGTAGAGACAGCTGTGGAATGGTTCGCTCCATACGCACACCTTATGACTGTTATAGGATATGGTAATCACGAGACAGCAATTATTAAGTGGCAGGAGACTGATATACTACAGAGATTTGTAGACCTACTTAATCATAAATGTAAGTCCAATGTATATACAGGAGGATATGGTGGATGGATTAACTTTAATATACTTGTTCGTGGTGCAACTTACTCTTCTACAAAATTAAAATATTTTCATGGATCAGGGGGCGGAGGGGTAGTTACCAAAGGCGCATTAAACCTTACTAGAGCATTAGAAATGTATGAAGGGTTTGATGTATTCTCTATGGGTCATATACACGAGAATAGTTGTCGTAATGATGTTAGAGATACTGTAGTTAGCTCACCTAAGTTAGGATTCAGAAATGTATTGAAGGATATGCATCTTATGATTACTGGAACGTATAAGGAGGAGTATGAGGATGGGTCAAAAGGATGGCACGTTGAAAGAGGTGCGCCACCTAAACCTGTAGGAGGAAGAATACTTACTATAAGCCATAAGAGAATACGTGTAGATGATTCTGATATATTGTTAAAACAAATAGATAGTATTAAGTTTCCACTATGAGGATAAATGCTCAAATAGAAGAAATGTGTAATGTCGTTGAGATGTTCCTAATGGTGAAGAAACAAGCATCTGTTAGGATTGTTTTTGACGATAAGGATAAGGAAGAACATTATATACAGCTGCTGCATCAGGCGTATGACGTAGCTGTAAACTTCTTCACGTTTGGTAGATAAATTAGTTTAAAATATTTTTATATCTTTGACAAAAATTAATCTATGAAGACAGATAAATATTGGGCTTCTAACCCAGATAAGAATGGAAGCTACACAGACAAAGGAAGAGTAGAGGGGAGACCTGCTGCTGCTCCTACATTAAAGGATGAGGCTGCTACATCAAAACAAACATTTAAGTTGATGTACAAGAATACTAAAGATAAAAAATACTGCGACTAATGAAAAGAAATGCACTGAAAAAAGCTATGATGTCAGAATACATGGGATCTGAAGCTGAAGAAAAATACTCTTCTAAAAAAGATAAGATGAAACACGAGAAAGGTGAATCTAAGAAAGAAGAGAAGAAAGAAAAGTTTATGTCTAAATTTAAAAAGAAAAAATAATATGTTACAGCCTAAAAAAACATTAACAAAAGTAACTAGACCTGCATCTGATCAAGAGAAGTCAAAAATGAAAATGACTCCTGTTATGAAATTAGAAAGAAAAGTGACTTATCAGACACCTAAGAGTATGCCTACTAAACCAGCCTCAGAAGTTCCTTCTCCTAAAAGAGAGTTTATTTCTAAGTTAAATGCTGCTGCTGAAAAAGCTAAATCTTATGGAAAAAACAAATCCTAATGCTTAACAAAACTTCAGGCATAGATTCTAAGCTAATAAAAAAGGCTTACGCTAAGTATAAGGATATGAAGAAGAATAGGAAGAAGTCTGATACAGGCTACTATACTTCTAGTGATATAGCTGCTAAGCAGTCTGAAGCATATACAAGCGATAAAGGGTACTAAGTAAAATAGTATTTACATTAAGAGCCACTATAATAGGTGGCTTTTTTTTGTCACTAATATTTGCTAAATTTGTGACATGAGTAAAAGAAATAAAGAGATGCTCGATATTCGCACAGATGAATGGAAACCTTCACACGCAGAATTTGAGTACCCAAAACCATTTGTAGATTGGATAAATTCAATCAATAGCGGATGGCAGAATAAGATTTACCATGAACCATTTGAGGTTTACTGTAAACAAGCAGAGCTATGGCATCAAGACCATTCAGATATACTTGACTTCGATACAGAAGATGAACAAGTAGAATGGCTACTAAGGGAGATACAGCGATGTAAGGATAACACCTTATACTTCTGTAATAAGTATGGATATATCAAGGAGGATAGGTCTGAGAACGGTATGCTTCCATATAAAGCCTGGGACGCTCAGAAGGTACTTCTATTCCTATTCGACTGTGGGTATTCATTAATGATTGGTAAGGCACGACAGATTGGTTTTACTACTACGATGTGTCTAGCAGGAATGAAGCGAGTAAACTTCAATAAATCATACTTCATTAAGTTTGTTACGCACTCCAAAGATAAAGGTGTGGAGATCTTTAGGGATAAGGTGAAATGGACATATACTAAGCTACCTGATGTTATCGCCCAGGAGGTAAAGAACTGGACGGACCAAGTAATGTCATTTGACAAGAAAGGAGATAAGAAAGGTAGAGAGGATGGGGGTGCATCACGCTTCCAGGTAGATACTCCAGCTGTAGATGCTATCAATGGTGGATCTCCATCAGCGGTATTCATTGATGAGATTGGTTTATTTGAGATATTCGGTGAGATGATGCGTGAAGGTAGACCTGCCTTATTTAAGTACAATCCTGATACTGGTAAGATGACTATGCAGCAACAGTTCTTAGCATGGGGTACAGGTGGAGAGATGGATAAGGGAGGCTCTGTATTTGAGTCTGAGTTCAAGATGTGTCTAAAACAATGGAAAGAAAAAAACTACGATTATGGTATTATACCTCTATTCTTTAATGCTTACGCAAGGCGAGGTGTTAATGATGCTCACATTAATAATGAGAGAAAGGCTTATTTAGCACTTGAAGGAACTAAGAAAGGCGATGTAGCTAAGGTTCAGTTCCATCAGCATTATCCTATTACTATTGATGACATGTTCTTACGTAAATCACGTACTTTAGTGCCTATTCATACCTGTAATCAGCGATTAAATGACATCTACGGCATGGATAAGCCACTAGATTACGGTTATTTTGAGCCTATACTAGATTTAAGTAGGCCTACACCTGATTTATTAACTGAATTTAGGATCATAGGGGCTAAATGGGTGTCTACAGGGTCTAGGGAGGACGTATCTACCTCTGCTGTAATCATACATCACCCTCCTTTAGGGGAGAAATGGAAGAATAGGTGGTATCAAGGGACTGACCCCATCAACTCTGAGACAGGACACTCCATGATGTGTAGTGCTATATGGGATTCATTGACGAATGCTGTATCATCTGTAGTCTTCCACAGAGATAGGAAGTTTAAGCAAACATATCTACAGGTTCTGTTGCAGAGTTTATACTACGATCAGATAGGTAGAGGTGGTGTTAAGGAGTTAGTGGAGAATAACATTGGAGATATGCATGTTGACTTCCAGGAGATACATGGATTCAAGACTAAGTTTACGGCTAA